CATACTAGAATCAACAATCATATCTTCAACAACATCTTTCATGACACTAGGTTGTGTCTCTGCTGTAAATAAAGTTAAGAACGTTGACTGTGTTATCTTTCGTATCTGTTCAGGTTCATCTGCGTACCGATATATACAGCGTAACAACGACCCAATCATCAAACGATATCCATTGGGTAAAATTAATGCTGGGTCAAAGTCTTCATCGTCCTCAAGTATGTGGTCGATTGCATCAAAGGCATTATCAAAGTGTTCGCCACACTCAGGACACTTCTCGGTATCATCTGACATCTGTTATTCCTGCTTTCTCTCTAATGAAACCCGCCCCGAATTTTACATAGCAACTATTAACATCTTCTCCGTCTGGCATGGAGATAATAGTAACTGGCAATTCTTTGGCAAGACCATTGGCAAATTCTTTTCCTGGTTGGTCGCCATCTGCAAAGATAAAAACTCGTTCAAAGTCTGCAAGTAATCGTGTGTAATGTTTCTTCCATGAGTTCGCGCCTGGGACTCCAACACAGGGAATTCCAACGCATTTAGAAAGAGTAAGTGTGTCAAGTTCTCCTTCACAGACTCCAATCCAATCGCCAGCACGTTCAATGTCCAGTACATTATACATGCGAGTATCAGACCCGACCATGCCCATATACTTCGGTTCAACAGCAGGGTTAAGTGAGCGAAAACGTAGGTCTACGACGCCAGTCTTAGCAATATACGGAATAGCAAGCCGTCCCGCGTAAGCTTCATGCCCTGCTTCGGGTTCACTAACGACGCCTAATCTTGCTAGTCGCGCTACTTCCATTGTAATTCCCCGACTTCTGAGGTAATCTTCTGCCTGATAAATGCTTTCCGCGTACTTCCGCGTAGCTAACCCCAATAATTCCTTCTGCGAATCTCTTTGCACCACGTATATCCACCCCTTCCTGCTTTGATATTAGTTGTAAACTGTTACCACTTATGCCACAAGCAAAGCAATAGAATACATTGTCATCTAAGTTTGCCGTGCCTGACTGATGTGTGTCCCCATGAAAGGGACACTTAAGATTTACCTGCCCGTGGTCACGTCGTATCTCTGCACCGTAGTGTTCAAGTACTGACTTGACCGAAGGCATATCATTTTCCAAAGACATCACCTAACTTTAATACTAAGTACGAATCTTCCAGAGATTTCCCTCTAGCTTTGATGATGACCGCAGCGAGGATTGCTTCTCTGTCGATGCCTCTTGCTTGCGCATAATGCGTTGCTTCAACTTGAGCTTCCTTCGTCCAACCGCTGAGGTCAATAGCGTTGCCCGCCCCTGGGGCTTTGCATTCAATGACCCCCACGCTGCCAAGGAAGTCTGCTCTAACCGCAACATCGCCTTCGTCCTTAGCACCTGCGCGAGCCAACCTCTCAGCATCATAACCACGACCACGAAACCAGTCACGTATATCAGTTTCAAATGTTGCTCCTCTAACCTTGTGTGATTTTCTAGTTGTCATTTGCCCACTCCGATGTCCTGCAATCTTGGCATAAAATAATTGGATATCTGATGCCAGCCTTTAGGTAAACTATTTCATCGCAACCTGAGCGTTGACACTTTCTTTTATAAGCACCATTCCTTAACATTATACGTTCTCGGGTATATCGTCGATGAACATGTACTCAGGATTAAATGCTACCCATGTCATGAGTCCGCCCCCTGCATCAGCTTTACCGTATCGGTTCTTCACAGGAGCGACGCCCATACTTGTACCAACAACACCAAGAGTACAAATGAGGGCAGGAAGTTGAGCAACTTTACCCTGAATCGCACTTCGCGGTTGGCATGGGCTACCCATGACAGCCTCACTTGTATGATGAAGAACAACAACAGCAGCATTGGTAGCACGAGCAAGGTATTTCAACTCCTTCATGATGGCTCGCATTGATGCGAACTCTTCACCACCATCGGTGGCTACATCCATTAGATTATCTACTACGATTAGGGTTGGCGGGCAACCCCATAATTCTTCAAAAGCTTCTACTTCTTCATCAATATCTTGTAGTGTAGGTGCTGATTCAAATGACCAAACAATATGTGAACCCTTAGCTAGTGTAGCCTTAGTCCAACCGATATCAGTTGATAGCATTCCTTCTACATCTGACTGCGACTTACCTGAAATCATTGATGCTAATCGCATAGCCATAGTATGTGCGTTAGTATCTGCCGATATGTATAGCGTTGGTACTTTCATCTTTAGTGCTAGTGCTAATGCTAGTGTGGATTTTCCCACCCCTGGCGCTGCTGCAAACATCGAAACTTCAGAGCGTCTAATGATAATCTTGTTGTTCTCGAACGCCTTAAAGCAAGAAGGCAACGGCTCTCCACCAATACTGGCACGACCAATAGAGCGGACAAGTGTACGCATTTGTTACTCCCCCTTCTAGAAAAAGACCATAGCCACCCTAATGGTGTGACTTGATGGCTATGGTCTGTCATCTACTTAATTAAAATGGTGCTGTCGCCATTGCTTTACGAACAGCTACATCAAAGTGCTTAAGTGTCTTACCACCACCACGGTCTTCAATGGATACAAACTTAACAGCAAGATAGTCACCCTGTTCAGGTCGCTTCTCTGCTAGTCCCATCTTCAATCGAACTTGACCAGCGGTCAACGTTCGTTCACCTTCACTAGTGTGAAGTATAATCTTTGGTGCTACAGTTCCATCGTCCCATGTCTGTAATCCTACACTTAGTACTGTTCCTTCTACTGAGTCACCAATGTTTTTAAAATTAACATAGGTGCTACTTGTTCCTTCACTCTTGAACTCAGGATTGTCCCAGATGCTCATGATATTCCTCTCGTTAGTTTACTGGCTTGCATTGGTCAGGTGTGCCTTGCGGTGTCGGACATGCCCAGAAAGCGTAAGGCTTTCCAGTTGTCTTGCTTATCCCCTGTCGGAAGATTCTTGCTCCGTGTATACAGGTCGGGCTCGCTGTTCCCTGTGGCGTGATTGCGCTTGGGGGAGGTGTAAACGACGGACCCTGAGCCTGGGGTGGAGCGGAGTAAGTGGATTGCGGAGTGCTTGGCATTGAAGCTTGCGTCCCCAAAGGGGCCGTGTTGTAAGCACCAACAACCAATCGTTGCACTGCTGCTACCTGTACTGAGTAATCACCAATACCTTCAAGCAACACGCTGAGTTCATCAGCTGTGTTTGCTCTGATATTAATCATGTCACCAGCAGGTGTCTTGTATGATACTTGTAGTTTCCAGTCTTCCATTTGTTATCCTATCTTTGTTGAGAACTGACAGTGTGCTGTCAACCCACATCTGTATTGGCAGTTGTTTGTATTGGGCAAGAAGATGCCAGCCTTGCGTGCCTTATCGAATCCTTCCACAAGGTATTCGATTTTATCTTCAGTGTATTGAGAGAGGTCAACTAGCGGTGAGATACCTGACTGGCGTGCCATCCAATATGTCCCCCACTTAACATCAATTCCGAAAGTCTTCTTAAGACCGACCTTATAGAATCCAAGTTGTAGTGTATTGGAAGGTGTTACTCGAGAGGTCTTCAAGTCAGCGATGACCAACTCACCATTGACTTCGAACACTCTGTCAAGAATCATCTTGACTGACACACCAGCGAACTCAGGTATCATAGCCAACTCTATAGCAGGAGCCCCTTGTGGGGTAGTCCAGATTTTCCAAGTTGGATTAGCGTCACGCCATTCGATGTATGATTGTACCCAGCGTGGGCCACTATCATTCCACCAGGTCGTGTCTTCTTTGTTAGGTCTTGCTTTAGTAGCAGTACCTGCGACACGGGCATTGGTTAGGTCAAGGCTTCCCTTAGACTCAACCCATGCTTGTTCCCATAGTTGTTTAGAATCTATCATGCTAGCCCCTTGTCATAGTTCTCACATGCAAGGTGGAATGCAGAGCCACCTACCGACCAGACGGAAGGAGCTTCCTCCTTCATGAGCAGTCGGCCTAGGTAGTACATATACCCGCAGTCGACAAAGGTTGTAAATGCGGAGTACGATACGTGCTCTGGTAATGTATATTCATCAAGTTGTATGCCCATATCTTAAGTATAACATACTATTCCAGTCACGTCAAGTGAAGCTAGCCTGCCAGGTTACAGTTGACAGGGGTAAGCATGTGTGTTATACTTAGAATATATAGTAAATAATATATAAACCCCGAAGGGGTTATATATACTATATAAATAATATATATATTATAGGGAGAATAATGTTAAATATATTCTATGGAGTGCTTGCAGCACTCATAGTAAAAGAGATACTGAACCAAATTTATATCTATCTTGAGACTTACTATATCAGATTACAAGGCAGGAAAGCACTGAGGGATTTGAGGGTCTTCCGTGAGCACGTCGAAGACCTGGAAGCTGACGACCTGAAGGACTAAGTTTTGATGGCATTAACCGTACTACTGTAACCATTTCCAGTAGCCAAGGTTTGCTTCATCAAATGACAAAAGACCCCCTCGCCTGGGTATAATCACTCAGGTAAGGGGGTTTCTTGTCTTAAAAGGGCCTTGGAAGGCTTTAGAAAGGTATTACTATGCGCCGCGACCAAACTCGGTAGCAGATGGGTCAAGCCATTTAAGCAGTGGGCCAGCCACGCCAGCCAGGGCAGCAGCAGCCAGAGTTTTCGGGCTAGTCTCGCCAGTCATATAGACAGCAAGAACTGCAGCAGCAGCAGCACGGAACCAGGATAGTGCTAGTTGTTTGAATTGCTCCATTGTATCCTCCTATAGGATTAGGACTTTGCCCCGTGTAATTTACAGCAGGTGCAAACTTCGGTTTTGTATGCTTTCTTAGCAGGGATTGGTGTTAGGGTTGCTATCAACTGACTGACAACCTTAGGCTGGTTAAGCCACCAGAACCAAGGGCTAGTGTCCTTGCCCATACCTTTATTGATAGAGATATGTAAATGCTTTGTATGTTGATTGGAACCATCGTACTCGCGGTCGCCTTCTGCGGAACGCTCTCTAGACCAAATCTTTCCCTTGAAAATAAGATACTTAACACGCTTATCTTCTTTTAATTTCTGAAATATTTCAGCACAGTCAATGCCATGCTTAGGGTCATGTGTCAAGTCAACAGCATACCCGCTATTGTGGTCAGAGGTTGGATTCTGTTTGATGTGGGCTGCCGAAGGCAGGAGTCCATCGCTGGCTTTCATGCGTTTAGGCTTTAGTGCTGTTGCTTGGCGTAGTACTGCTATTGCAGCAGGTGTGGCTTTCATTTATTTCTCCGCAACCAGTTTGTATAAGTCGTCAATGCGTTGTTCCATACGAGCCATAGAGTCCTTCATTGAACTGCCCCCATTCGGGCGAAGTTCATTGAGATAATGTTTAACCATCCAGCGCATACTCCCAGCAAAAGCGGTTATAATTGCTATAACAGCAACTGCCACTGTTAGATAGTCTTTGAATTGCATTATACTGTCCTTACGGTTATCTCTATAACGCCACCAAAACCATCAAAGCGTTTATCAGGTGGGGTCATGCGGGTGAATGTAACTTGTTCGATTACTGCTTGTCGTGATTCTCCTGTTGTCAAGTCTTGCCAAGTCAGAACATCGCCTGTCTTTTCAATCTCTTCTAACAATTGGATGCGTTCAAAGGCTCTGCCTTCAAACCCAACTACAGTATTAAACCTGTCAGTCTCAATATCGAAACAGTAAACAGGAAATCTAATTACTCTATTACGTGGAGTAGCAATGGTTGCCTTTGCTTGGTAGCCCTT